GCGCGTATATATGCGCGCGTATATATGCGCGAGCAGACGGTGTGCAGTCTGTGCAGTCTGTGCATTCTAGGAGCAAGGGCTCGGAATTATACGCTTTGCTTTGTGCACAGGGTTCGGTTTGTCTGTGCATTTTGCGCACGGCAAGTAGGGGCCCTGTGCAGTTTCGGGGGTTTTTGCTCTCGGATTTGCACGGGGGGGTCTGCCTTTTCGCGCGGTGTGCATTGGTCAGAATTGTGCGACGATTGTAGAGGGGTTTTTAGTCTTCACAAGCCGTCAGCTAATCCCATTTTAAGAAAAGGCCGACCGTGAAAAATCGGCGGGGCACAGCACAGCTTGCTGTGCCAGTTAAGTTAGACTGGTGAACGGAGTGAACACCATAGAGAGCAGGGGAAGCGTAAGCTGACCAGTTAAGTTAGGCTGGTGTAGTGAGCGTGAGCGAACGTAACTCCTCGCTGGAGCGAGGGGGACTCCCCCCCCGTGAGTCAAAGCCCAGAAAGCCGGGTGAACGTAGAGAGTCCGTCTTGAAGGCGCCCCGGAGGGGTGACGAAGGGAGGGGGGGTACCCCGAGCGGTGCTAGGTCAGAACTATATCAAAGTGCCTGACCCCCACACACTGAATTTTCGGTTTAGCCTTTTTGCTCGAGGTCGAACAACCGTTGGCGGCACGAACCAAAGGCGCGCGCGTTGACGGGATGGATTCGGTCGAAGTTGGCCTTTTGCGCTAGGATGCAGTCACGCACGAAGTGGTTGGGGTCAACCTCGAGGGCTTGGCAGTAGGCGCGGATGGTCATCCAGGCGCCGGTCTCCATGAGCGTTCGTTCGGTCCACTCTTTGCCGGGTCGCTGGCCGTCCTTTTTGAAGGGGGCCGGTGCTTGCTTTAGGCGTGAGGCCAGGCTGGTGATGCCGCCCCACGCGGCCATGGTGGCTAGCGTTGACGCTGGGATACCGCTGCGGTCGGAACATTTGGATAGAAGTTGATGTGCCAGCGCGTCGATGTATACTGTGGAATAAGTGGGGTCGTTTTTTTGCATGATGAATCTCCCGTAGTTGATGAACAGAGTGTAGGCCTGGTTGCTGTTGAAGCCAAGCCTCCATTGGCTTTAATACAGGAAGTTGGTGTTGTCGATTACTTTGAGTCGGCCGCTGCTTCCTCTGAGCAGATGCTCAATTGGGCGATGATGGAGCACAACCAGGAGCCCGCCGAGCTGCGAAAGGCTCTCCAGTCGGTGGAGCTCTATGTGAACATACGCTCCAAGATTGGCAAGTTCATTGAACGCGCCAAGGAGGGTAAGGGAAGTTGGGACCCCTGGGGCATGAGCGAGGTGGATGAGGAGTTCGCCAACGGGATGAGCAAGGACCGGTTGCAGAAGACCAAGAAGGAGAGCCGTGAAAAACGCCCGTGAGCTCTGGTTTCGCTGCAAAGAAGACCGCCGGTATTTCTTTAGAGAGTTTCTTCGCATCCGAACCCTTGAAAACGGCCAGTATCGGCTGCTGCCGCTGGTGCTCAACAGAGAGCAGGGTCAGATCCTAGATGCCATCGAGGAGATGGAGCTCGACAACAAGCCGGTGCGAATCATCATCGACAAGTCGAGGAAGGTGGGCGTCTCCACCCTCATTGAAGCGGTGGCCTATCACTATTGTATGTTCAGCCGAAACGCTCACGCCATTGTGGTGGCCCATCTGCAAGGCGCCACCGAGCGCATCTTTGATATTACCAAACGCTTCCATGAGAACATGCACCCAGGGTTGGCGGCTGTGGCGCCGGCAAAGGACTTGAAGAACCTTATCAAGTTCAACCATGGCTCCAACCTCGAGGTGATGACCCAGGGCTCCACCGATGCGGCTCGCGGCTCCACCCCGTCGTTTCTTCATATCTCCGAGCTCGGCCTGTGGGACCGCCACCGGTCGACGACCAGCGCAGAGGATGTGCTGCAATCTACCTTCGGCTCTATCGAAGACCAGCCGGGCACCACCGTCATCATCGAGTCGACGGCCAATGGTCCGCGTGGCGCTTTTTATGACCGTTGGGCAGCGGCGGTAAATGACTCGCCGGGCAACCTGTTCAAGCCGCTGTTCTTCGGCTGGCAGGACCATGCCGCTTATCGGCTGGAAAAGCTCGAGGGCGACGACGGCATCCTAGAGCAGCTTAAGGCAGCTTGGGACTTGGGCGACCAGGCGTTTGTTGATTCCATCCTCGAGGAGTTGGGCTTCGATCACTTCTGGGGAGACCGCATGCAGGAGTTCAACTTAGAACCCTGCCAGGTGCGCTGGGCCCACCGAACAATGGCCACCAAATTCGGCGGCGACATCCGACGCTTCGATACGGAATACCCGTTGTCCTGGCAGATCAGCTTTCAGTCGTCAGGCGGCAGCGTCTTTGATATGCCCGAGGTGGCCACCCTCTTAGAGAGCGTGCCCAAGCCCATGGAGAAGTTCGAGGCCTTCAACGAAGATGGCTCCATCCAACGGGGCGGCACAAGCTGGCACATGTTTCATCCTCCCGAACCCGGTCATGAATATCTCATCGGAGTCGATTCGGCCGCTGGTATTCTCGAGGGTGACTACTCGTGCGCCCAAGTTTTAGACCGCACTGACCAGAAGCAGGCGGCAGAGCTCTACGCCAAATTGCCGCCAGATGACCTGGCCGAACAAGTGATACGGGCAGGCAGGTTGTATAACGAGGCTTTGGTGGTCCCAGAGGTAGACGGGCCGGGGTTGGTGTTGCTGCGGATCTTATTGGACCACTACCCAGAGGTCTACCGCCGATCCAACTCCACGGCCTGGGCGCAGGCCTGGGGATTCAAAACGACCTATCAGACCCGAGATGCAGCCATCACAGAGTTCGCAGGCGCGCTCCGCACAGGCTCTTGGAAATTCAATTCTAAGCGGCTGTTGAACGAGTGTTTGACCTTTGTCTATGACCAAAGCGGTAAGCCTGCGGCGCTGCCGGGCTCCCATGATGACGCGGTCATGGCGATGGCCATAGCCATCTATGTGGACAAAGAACTTGGCATTCCAGGGTTCGGCGGTGTAGTCTCACCAAAGGTGGTATATGATCGCAACTCAGTAGCGCGGCTTTTGAACGTTCCGCCATCTGATGAACACGATCCTCACCTGGGGAGCATTTGCTGATGGATATTGCAGTCCTGGCCATCCTGATTCTGCTGCTGCTGCTGTGTACCGCAGCCGTTGGACTGCTCACCTATGGTGCATACCAGCTCTACCGCTTTGAGAAGAAACGAATGAAGCTCGAGCACGACGCGCAATGGGAAGTGTTTAGCACCCAATATCAAGATGATTTTGAACACCTTTTGACGAAGGACAGGAGTAACTAATGGCCCTACCCCCTCCCGGCCCCCCTGGCATGCCCCTTCCACCGCCTGGACCTGGAGGCCCCCCGATGATGGGCGGACCACCCCCAGGACCCGGTATGGCTCCTCCACCTGGTCCCCCTGCACCGGGAGGCCAAGAACTCCCTCCAGAGGTCGTCGAGAAAATCGGTATGTTGATCGATTTCTTGGCCGGTCTTCCCGGCCCGGTGGTGGCGCTGATATTCAAGGAAGTGGCTGCAATTCAGAGCGCCGGTCCCACCGGTCCCCGGTCTGACGTAATGCCAGCCGGGGGCCCACCCCCACGAGCAATGGCCGCAGATGCCATGCTCGGTGGCGGCGGACCTCCGATGGGCGGACCACCTGGAATGGGCGGACCACCTGGAATGGGTGGACCACCGGGGATGGTGTAGTATGAACCCGGCATTAGGTGGGTTTCTGGCTAACGTGGGGATGTTCCTAGCAGGTCAGTTGTTTAAGGACCGGCCCCCATTGCAACAGAAGGCGAAGCCCGTTGCGGGGGAGACGACGCCTTTCCAAACGCCGCCGCCGGGGGCCAGGCAGTTGACTGGGATGTTTCCTGCGGGTGGAGGCACTTGGGTGCCCCCCATCGGGCCCTCTCGCGTGGGCGCGTTCAATGCCAGGCAGCAGGCCGCTAGCAACCTATATGGAGTGTAGCTAGTGGCAGATATGTCGGCATACGCTGAGTTTCTAAATGATAAGCTCAACCAGGGGTTTTCAGATCCCTATTCGGAGTTTATCAAACTGCTAGCGTCTCGGAAACTCAGGGAGGGGATCGTTGGTGGTGACTTTGCCGGGGTGCCCCGCGCAATCGTCAACCCCTCGATTCCTAGCGGAAATCGTGTTATGGACCCCAGGCAGGCCGCTGCGATTTTGATGCATGAGGGTGGTAGATGAATACCAGCGCAATTGGTCGAGAGTACGCCGAAAAAGACAAGGGAGACAGCTACACTCCTACCCAGAAGGAGCAGGACCGTGTCGCCTATATCGAAGAGCAGTACCAACTAAGCGAGAGCGCAAAGCGCCGCCTTATCGAAGAGGCGTGGCTCTCGGTGTCGTTTTTCAGTGGTCGGCAGTGGGCGTTCTATAACCGGGTTACGCGACTGCTGGAAGAGCCCCAGGCGCCGCCTTGGCGCGTTCGGATGATTCTAAACTACATCCTTCCTACCGTCGAAACACTGTGTGGCAAGCTGACCGAAAACCGGCCGGGGGTCACCGTCCTGCCCGCCTCTCCAGATGATGACGATGTTGAAGCAGCTCGCCAGGCCGAGAAGCTTGTCGAACATCTGTGGCATGATCTCAAGATGCAGCAAAAGCTCCACGAGGCAGCCAAGTGGATGGCGACGACCGGCACAGCGTTTTTTAAAGTCTGGTGGGACCCAGAGGCTGGCGACGACTACGAAGTGGATGAGCCGGGAGCGGCCGAGGCCATCGAGCAATACGAAGAGGCCAGCGGTGAGAAGGCGCCAAAGCAGAAGAAGCAAAAGACAGGCGCGCCGGTCGTTGATGTTCTGAGCCTGCTCGAAGTGGGCTGGGACCCAGGGGCCATCGACATCGCGTCTGCCCGCTGGATGGTTCACGCTAACTCAATGCACATTGATCAAGTGCGCTCGATGTGGAAAAAGGGCAAGCACGTCTCTGGCGACTTTACCTTTGTGGCGGACCAGTACTCCTCCCAAGTCCTAAAAGACTTCAGCCACAACGTGGGCGAAGAGGACCGGGTTATGGACCGGGTTATGTGCCTCGAGTACTTTGAGCGGCCCAGCCCAAGGCATCCGAATGGTTACTATGCCATCACATGTGGCGGGGTCCTGCTCGAGGAGATGGAAGAGCTGCCCTATGGGGACTTCCCGTTCGTCATGGCTCGCCACATCACGTCACCCGGCAAATTCGCTGGAGAGGGCGTGGTCAAGCACGTCATCGCTGCACAGAAGCAATTGAACAAGAGCGTCTCAATGCGGATCGAGAACGTCAACCTCCATGGGCAGCCCAAGTGGCGCGCGGAGAAGGGCTCGATTGATAAAGCGCAGATCACAGACCAGCCGGGTGAGATTATTATCTACAACCGCACGGCGACCAGACCCCCCGAACCCCTACCCCCG